ATGTTAAAAAGGCAGAGCTTGATCAATCAATTAAAAATCAGGAATTAACAATACAGACTCTTACAGAAATGCAAAAAGAAGCCGGAGACGAGCGCTATCAGACACAAATTGACCAGGCACAAGCAGAGTTGGATGCACAAAAAGAAGCTTTGAGGCAGTATACATCATCAACGGAAAGCGGATACAAAGAGGCTACAATTGAAGTTAAAAAGGGTGTTGCTAATCAACTTTCGGAACTAACAGGCACAAAGATTGAGTTTAAAAATGCCGGTAACGGATTAGTACAAATGTACTCAGACGGTGTGAAAGTTGGAAAACCAAAAGCAAAACAAGAAATGGCAAATATCGTCAGTGAGTCAATCAAGGGAGTATCAACGTACTATACTGGTGCAAAAACGGCCGGCGAAAATTTGATTGAGGGTGTAAATCAAGGTGTTGCAAATGAAAGCAAACAAAATAGCGTATTTAACACGATTTATAATTTTGGTAGTCAGTTATTGTCAAGATTTCAAAGTTCATTGGATGAGCGCTCTCCATCAAGGGCTACAAAGAAAATGGGTGCTTACTTGCTTGAAGGCCTTGGCATTGGTATAAAAGACGAAGAAAAAGACACCTTAAAGCAAGTTGCAGGTGTTGGCCGCAATGTAATTTCGGCTTTAAATGATGAGCTTTCTGTTGGCGCAACGGTTGGTAAAATATCAGTCGGAACGCCTGAGATAAACGGCCATGCAATTGATACTCCGCAAGGAATGGTGGCAGCATTTAAAGATGCCCTGGGCGGAGTAAAAATAGTCCTTGATGATGAAGTGGCAGGATCCTTTGTTGACACGACGGTTTCAAAACTTATTTACTCTTAAGGAGGAAATATGAACTATGTAATTATTAACGGAGTAGATTCCCGGAGTATTCCGGGTCTGCTCATTTCAACCTTGCCAGCTATTTCCAAGCCGCTTATCAGGACGGAAATAGAGGAAATAGACGGAAGAGACGGCGATATTGTAAACAAATTGGGATACGCAGCACGTGATGTTGAAATGACTATTGGTTTGCATGGGAATTTTGATATTAACGAGGTCATATCCTTTTTTAATTCCGAAGGCAATATTATATTCAGCACCGAACCGACAAAATATTATAAGTTTGCAATATATAATCAGATTGACTTTGAAAAGCTTATAAGATTTAGGACGGCAGCAGTCACATTACACATTCAACCATTCAAATACGATGCCAATGAGGCTACATTAAACATTGATACAACCGAAAGTGATAGTGTGACGGTATCAAATACAGGAAATATTTATTCAAAGCCTACAGTCACATTGACCGGCAGCGGAATCATTAATTTAAGCTTAAATAATAATCAATTATTTTCAGTTGATTTGACAGAAGATGCTTTTATTACGATTGATGTTGAGGCACTTGAAGCATATGCTAACGGAGTATTAAAAAACCGTAAACTAACAGGCGATATTGATAATTTAAGACTCTTGCCGGGTGAAAACACTTTAACCTGGAGCGGTGAATTAACTGAACTTACGATTTTTAAGTATACGAGGTGGATTTAATGATCAAACTTTTTGGCCCTTTGGATAAAGAATTTGAAACCAATGGCGACAAAATAATCAAACCTCTTAAAGCACGTGTGTTTAAGGTTGATAACGGGGACTATTATTTAAATCTTGAAACAGACCTTTCTTATGTGGATGATTTGGTTAGAGGTAATATATTGGTTGCTCCGACACCACAGGGAGAACAGGCATTTAGGATAACAAATCCGCAAAAGACAAAACATAAAGTAACGGTAGTGGCCAAACATGTTTTTTATGATGCGGATAATTATCTGATAGAAGATTCTTATGTAGTTGACAAGAACTGCAATGATACCTTGGATCACTTAAACAACGCGACGGAACCGGAAAGCCCTTTTGATACCATTTCCGATATTGGAACAACAGCTTCTTTTAGGTGCGTAAGGAAGTCTTTAACGGAGGCGGTCCAAACGGTATTGGAACGTTGGGGAGGTCATCTTGACAGAGATAACTTTACAATCGGGATACGTGCTTCGATGGGGCAAGATAACGGTGTTACGGTTCGTTATGCAAAGAACCTGAAGGACATTACCTGTACCGAAAACTGGGACAATGTGGTTACCAAATTATTGCCGGTTGGAAAAGATGGTATTTTACTAAACGCTTTGGATGAGCAGGCCTCTATATATGTTGAATCGGATATTAGTTATGATCTTCCGTACTGTAAGACGGTTTCTTTTACGCAGGATATTAATCAAGAAGATTATCAGACAGAGGAAGGTGAAGCTGATCCGGTAGCTTATACAAATGCTTTGGTTGAAGATTTGTATAATCAAGCCCAGGTTTTTTTGACTGAAAACTGTAAACCGCAAATCAACTATACACTGAAGGCAAATCTTGAAAAGATAACAGATATAGGTGATACGGTTCAGGTGATAGATGAACGCTTGGGCATAGATATTGTGACAAGTGTTATAAGCTTTGAATATGACTGTATTTTGGAGCGCTACATCGAAGTTGAATTTGGCAACTTTAAAAGCACCTTGTCGGATTTACTAACAACAATTACCCAGCGTACGGAAAAGATGGTTGACCGAAAAACAGAAAGCTTTTCAATTTCCTTATCAGAAGAACTCGAAGAGGCAAGAGCTAAGATATGGTCCGCTCTTGGAGATTCATATGTTATATATGAGGGCGATAAACTTTTGGTAGTGGATGCGCTTCCAAAGGAAGCGGCCACAAATGTAATGATGATTAATAGCGGTGGAATAGGTTTTTCTCAGACCGGTATTAACGGACAATTTAATTCAGCCTGGACACTGGATGGCACTATGGATATGCAAAAAATCAATGTAATCAATTTAGTGGCAGACATGATAAAAGGCGGCACATTAAAGCTTGGTTCTGCAAATAATGTCAGTGGTATTTTGGAAATATACGATGAAAACAACACACTTATAGGCCTCTTGGATAAAGGCGGCCTTAAAATGTTTGGCCGTGATGGTTCGTATGTTCTTATGAACAACGAAGTTGGTTTTGCCGGATATGATAAAAATGATAACCCTATTTATTGGGTTAGCCAGGACGAATTTCACATGAAAAAAGGCGTTGTGGAGGAAGAAATAACGCTTTGCTCAAGACTTAGGTTCATACCTATAACTATTAAAGATAGCAACAACAATGTAATAAATGACGGAATAGGACTTGTGTCCGTATCATCAGATAACGAGGTTTAAGATGGCAACACTTAATTATAATTGGCAAAAACTTGGAGAGGCTTATGTTGGTGACACTAACGGAGCAACATATGTATCAATATGGGCACGAATTACTTCACAAGAGATTTCGAATAACAGATCATATGTTGAATACGCAGTAGACGGTTCACATCCTTCTTGGGTTTATGATATGCAAGGCTATGCTGAGGTGCAGGGAACCGGAACGAGTGGAGCCGGGGCAACCGTACAGCGAATAGACGGAACACAAACACTTGCAACCGTTGGTGGATGGGTTAACCACAATGCCTATGGTGATGCAAGCATAAGTTGTAGCGGATATTTATCGCTTCCAAACTGGGGCTTGGCCGCAACGGCATATGGTAGCGCATCACTTCCCAGAATACCAAGATATGCGACGGCAAATCAGTCAGTTTTATCAAAAACCGAAACATCAATCACGATGCGTTGGTCCTCGGATTCAACGGTTGATTATATTTGGTATTCAAAAAACGGCGGGACATCCTGGACAGGAATAGATGTTGCGGATGGAACAAGCGGAAACTATACAATATCAGGGCTTACAGCCGGAACTACATATTCAATCAAAACAAGAGTTAGAAGAAAGGATTCGCAGCTTACAACAGATTCAAGCGCCTTAAGCGTGGCAACATATGCCTATCCTTACGCTAATTCAATGCCAAACTTCATGCTTGGTTCAAGCGTGACTATTGGTCTGTATAATCCGCTTAAAAGAAGCGTGACAGTTGAAGTTTTAAGCATTACAAACGAGGTGGTTGCCACATTTTCGACAACGGCTGCTTCAGTTGCGGGAGTGAATGATACAACAGCGGTTGATAAATTATATCAGTCCACACAAAGTGCTGCATCAGCAAGGTATTCCGTTAAAGTTACGTATGGCTCTGCTGTCAGCTCAAGGCAGGGCGGCATTTATTCGGTTAATACTACAGTTGTTTCACCTGATATAGATGTTGTTTTCTATGAAGATATCAATGAAACAACATTGGAATTAACTGAAAACAGCCAGGATATAGTAAGAAACTATTCGCAGGTAAGATATGCGGCCACAGGCTTAACAGCAAAAAAATATGCAAGTGTTGCGTCATGTGTCGTAACCGTTAACGGTAATAATTACACGCTAACACTAAGCGGCAGCAGTGCTTCAGGCGGTGGAGCCGTGATAAATTCCGCACAAAATGTTAATGCAACATTTACGGTTACTGATTCCAGAGGATTAAAAACGTCAAAGACAATTCAAATTCATATGTTAGACGTTTTTAATCCAACAGCAGTAATATCTTTAAAACGACATGATAACTTCTATACGCCATGTGATTTAAAGGTTGATGCAGGCTTCCCTTCTATCAACGGAAACAACCAAATAACTATTGAATATGTGGCTAAATGTGAAGATGAAACAGTTGCAGATGTTACCGGAACGGTAAGGGATAATGTAACAAGTGTAGTTAATCTTGATAACAGCTATTCTTGGAACATGACGATTACTTTAACGGACTCTTTGGGCGAGACATCTACATATCACGCAGACATATCCCGTGGTATGCCGATTATCTACTTTGATAAGCTCAATTCAAGAGTGGGAATAAATGGCTTTCCGACTTGCGCATTAGATATTCACACAAACGGAACGGATGAGGATATTAAGATAAACAACATTACGTTAAAGGAATATTTGGCGAATAGTGTACTCGACAAATTCTTCCCCGTAGGTTGTCAAATCGGCACATTTGATGTTAATTTCAACCCAAACACGGCTTGGGGCGGTACTTGGGTTAAATTAACAGACGGACGAGTGCTTATTCCGACAACCGCAACACCGCATACTTTAGGTGGTAGCTCAACGAGTGGTAGTCATACATTAACAAGTGCTGAAAGCGGTTTGCAATCACACCAACACAGTGTATGTATCGGTTCAGCAAGCTACCCCGCTATTGCCCTTGCTGCCAATAGTGGTAGTACTTCAAATAGATATATTTTGGCGGCAGGTTCTCAAAGTCAATATACGGGTATTTATGCCGCCCCCCAAACCGCCAAAAACGCTACAAGCGGACATACCCACAATAATATTAACCCACTTAACCACGCTTATATAGTGTGGTATAGAACAGTTTAAGCGGTTCTTTGCCATAAGTACTTGGCTACGCTCGGTTGTAGGTTGTTGTGAGCGTTTCCGCTACCTGTAGTATATGTTGCTAGTAAACTTCTCATACCACCACCGCTTGTGCGACAAGTGAAATATACTGTATTGCCCCAATTTGCATACCCTATACTCGTGGTAGGTTTTGCGTTCGCCCACACATAATCGTTTTCGTAATGAGAATGGTTTGGCATTTGAGCGATAGTCAATGTGTGAGTTTCACTTCCGCCCGTCCAATCAAGAGCATGAGTGCCTACACCGACAATCGTGCGGTCTTGGATAGCTACCCATGTACCACCGAGATAGGTTGACGGATTGCGTGAATCAGCTGTTGCGATTATGCGACCGATAGGGAAATTGAAATCAAGCGAACACTTCGCCAAATATTCCTTTAACGAATAATTGTACAGA